TTACAGGAACATTCGCCACGTTTTTTACCTCCCTTCTTTTTCTTCTTCTTTTTCTTAGTTGTAGAATGGTACATAGTGGAAAAAGGAAACTCTTAGTATATTCTAAACGAAGTTTGACCTAATGTCTCTGGTTTGGCAAGGTTAAATTGTTGGAGGCAAAGGTAGCCGAAAGCGTCAAATGCGTGGTCAACTCCAAGGTTTTTGTTTGGCATACCTGTATTTGGAGCGTAAGTCAGGGTGCGGAGAGATTTTATGAGTTCTTTGCAGCGTGGATGGATTAAAGTTCGTCTTTCCCCTGCTGCATCATATAGTGCGGTATTTATTGCGGTTACTTTGTCGCGGATTTTCCAGGGTGAGCGTGGGGAAGATACTGTGAATCCGCTTCTGCGTAGGATAGTGTGGTCCGTTGAGCCTACTCCTGCTGTTTTTCGGGCTGCACCCGTTGGGTCGGGGCAAGCGATTATTCGCCTTTCGACTCCGTAACGATTTGTAACTTCTTCGGCAAAATCCCAGGTAGTTGCACCACCCGTCAAAATTATCTCGTCAAAGACGTAAAGTATGTCTCGGTAGCGTACTGCACATATACCGCAAAGTGGATCTACGTTAAAATCGACCCCTAGCAAGAGTGGGGCGATGGATATGTCCTCCGCTTCGGTAGAAATGTTGGAATCTGAAAATGAGACTGCAACGAGACCAGTAAGATTCTCGAAACTTGCCTCGAACTCCTGCTTGAATGTTCTGCTATCTAACTGAGCCCTTGCTGCTTCAACTTCTTCTTTTGGTACGTTACCCCCGTCTATTGTTGTGAAGCTCCAGCGTTTCCAATCACCTGTTTCATCTTCTGGAACGTAGCACCATAAAT